GTCCTGCTTCTTTAAAGAAACTGTAAGCGTCTGCTCAGCGAAAGTAGTTCCATTGTCTCTACTAGATGTTAATGATTGGTCAAAGGTAGATGTACCTCTTAGGTCGTATTTGAAAGCGTCAGGTGTAGTTGCTGCGATTCCTGTAACCGTTTCGTCAGAAATAGTTAAGTCTCCCATAGCACCGAAGTTTACGAAATAGATAGCGTTCAATCCACCTACTGCGTCCTTACATCCTTCTAAACGTCCTGCTGTTATATTGCAAGCCATAATTTTTGTGTATTTAAGTTATTGATATTGAGTTAGTTAAGAGCCCCTAGTTAAAGAGGCCCTTTAGATAATTAGTCTGTTATTAAGACTGAGTAGTTAGAACAAGTTCTGAACCGATAGCGTATTGTACCGCTGCAGAATAACGCATTACAACTCTCACATTTTGAGAACCGTCGATATCTGCTAAATCAATAAGCTTAACTAAGTTTTGGTCATTTTGAAGACCGCAACCGAACATTAGATTGTCCTTTTCTCCTGCTACCATTTGGCCGCTTGAAAGTCCGTTAGCTACGAATAACTTAACTCCTTCGAAGTCCATTGCAGTCTGTCCTACGTGGTAAAGGTCTTTGTAACCTAAAGCTGCTTGAGCTCTTACGTAAGAACGTGCGTCAGCTTGAGAGATGTAAATTGCTAGTCCTTCGTTACCGTATACAGTCTCAGGAATTGCGTCTACTACTTCTCCTAAACGAGAGATAATGTTAGCTGCAGTTGTTGCTCCTGTGAAAGCCACATCGTTAACGTCAGCGTCAGCCGTCATTAAGTTTACTAAACCGTCAAATTTACCTGCTCCTGTTCCGTTCCAAATGTTGTTTTCTACGTTAGCTGCTACTTTACCTGCAACGTGTCCGATTAGGTAGTTAGCGAAAGACTTAGGTAGTTCGTCAAAAGAAGAGAATCCTTGCTCAATAGAAAGCCAATCCGATTCGAAATCTTTTTTACAAAGTTCCAAGTTTACTTGAAAATCTTTTACTTCTAAGTAACGCTCAGTAAGTGTTACAGAAGATGTTGCTGTGAAATCACAAGATGCGTCTGCTACGATATCTCCTACCGCTAGTTTTTGCATTACTTGCTTAAATTTGATGTTCGGCTTTACCGTGATTCCGCCTTTGTCGATTGTCGGTGCGCTTAATAAAGCTGCTGCGATAAATCCTTGAGCCTTTTTCCTGCGTAGGTTGTAATACTAGTTGTTGTTGCCATTGTTTAAATGAATTTTAATAGTTAATTTTAGTTATTATTAATGTACTTGAATACTCTCTCTTGGATTGTAGCTCCTTTTCTTCCTACTCCTTTAGCGGTTGTCTTCACTTCCTTTTCAGGGCTGTGAGTTAACGCCTTAGTCTCAGGCTCAGGTACTACAGGTGTTTCTACCTCTTCTACTTTCATAGCGTCTGCTAGAATCTTTTTAAGGTCGGCTAATTGACTCTCTAGAGCTTGTACTCTGTCGTCTTTTNNCTCTTCTTTTACCTCTTCTTTTGGCTCTGCCTCGGTCTCAATCTGTGGCTCTGCCTTTGGCTCTTCTACTTCTGTTTTAACCTCTTCTACTACCTCAGCTGTTGGCTCTTCTATTAGTTCTTTTGTTGGCTCTACCGCTTCAGGTTGTGGAGTTGGTTGTACTTCAGTTGTTTCTTGTGGCTGTGCTGCTATGTTTAGAGCTTCAGCNATTTTNTGTAACGTGTCTTTTGCGTTTAACATAATGTGATTTAAGGGTTTATACTTTATTTAAAAACACTTTTTACCTCATTTCATTTTGCAAGTAACTACAACAGTTTATGTTTAGGGTTACTAGGTGTTACTTCGTAGCTTTTCCATCCGTAAGGAGAAGCGTCAAAGTCTCTCCATAGTACATCTACTGCATACCCTGTAGATAATACAGGAGCTGTTATTTCAACTCCTTCGCTATCGTAAGTACCTTCTGTCATAACAAACTTATTAAGCTTTATAAAGGCCGCGTCTGTTGTTAATTCTCCGTCTTCGTTATAGAAGGCATCAATCTTTGCTTCAGCTTGTGCTTTGTCGTTAAATTCGTATCTTAAGTATATCATTATATTGTTGTTAAGCATTCAAGTTCTGCATCCGTGAGAGCTGTATCGAATGTGATTAAGGATTTTACTTTGCCTATAATTGGTCTTGAAGTGTCTCCTTGACCAAATAGTAATTGATTCAAACCTGTTGGCATTGAAGCGACTGTATCTGTTCCTACTTTTACTCCATCAATCCAAAAGGAGCAATCGTTTTCTTTATATTTAAAAGCTACTTTACTAAGCTGTGTAACGTCTGTAAGCGTGAATGTTTGGTTAACAGATATAGCTCCTAAGCTCTGAATCAAAAATTGTATTGAGTTCGAAGGTGTGCCATATCCTATAGAAACCCTGTTATTGTTACCCCCATCTGAAATAGCCAATCTTCTTGTTGTTCCATCATTTGCCAAAGCTGCCATTTCAAAATACAGCACCCCTTCAGTCGAGTTGAAAGTACTTGCGTCTCCTGCTCCTGTTACTGAATCGGCTAACCTTGTGGCAATAGCTCCTGAGGTAGGAATATAGCTAGTAGCGTGTGATAGGGTTTCTAATTGAGCTCCCCAAATATGAACTTTACCACTTGAATCCCCTAAGTAAGAAGTTGTTGTTGTGTCTGATGTTCCAAAAGCAAAATTAAAAAAATTAGTTGCGTTAGCTAATTTAGTAGCTGTTAATTTTACCCAACCATTACCTAAAACAACTACTTTCGTTGTTACTCCCAAAGGTGTATTTACAGCGACATTGTTTTCTAAATCAAAGAAAGTGAAATCCCAAAAAGAGAAATTATTAGTACCTAAATAAAAATATCTATTAGTTCCTTTTTTCACAAAAATTGATTGACTATAATATAACCCACTTGTTACTGATTGGCTTACTTGAACTCTATGGAATGTATTGGAAGAGTTGTCGACCAATAAATCAGCTGTCAACAAACCATCAGGGGAAAGAATATTGTTAGCTGTTATTGTTGAGTTTGATTTAGTCCAACTAGCATCACTAAAATCCTCTGAATTTTTTATTAAATTAGTACTCTGTGGCTCTAGTAAAATACTAGCTGTGCTATCTGTGTAGTCTATTCTAGGAATATTAGTTGCTACATCTTCAATTAACCCTTCAGCGTTAACCCTCGTAGCCGCTGAGCCACGTACTACGTCAAAGTCTGCTACTGAGCCTCCTTTTATACTATGTAATGTCCCGTTGCTGTGAGCTGTAGGGGTTGTTATGGTTGTTGCTTTATCTAGTAAACTCATTTTAGCATTTTTCTAAGTTAATTAATATATTTTGTGTACCTTCTCTGTTCTCAAATGTAGTTGCTCTAGCTTCTAGGGCCGTTAATAAAGGTATAATAGTATCTGAGATATTAACTACAGTAGATTCTGTATTATCAGGAAACAAAGCGTCAGATTCGTTAACTCCTGTAATAGGTCTTTCAACTATACCTGTATTGTTAACTACAGAAGTAGACTCAGCATCTAACCAAAGCTCAGATTCATTTAACCCTGTGATTACTCTCTCTACGACACCTGTGTTGGTTGTAGTTGACTCTCTGTTGACTAGCATTTCTTTGACTGAGATGTTGTCTATTGAGCCTACGAAGTTAATTCCGTAAAACCATAAAGCCCCACCCGTAGAGGTGCTATAGTATACTGTTTGTGTTGTTGAGCCAACTGTTGAAATAACTGTTGGAGCAATAGTTCCATCATAAGCAGCATAAAGTGTCCCGCTAACAACATTAACATCAAAGGTTATTTTGTAATTTACATTTGCATAAAAAATACTTGATTGCCTAATATAATCTCCATTACTAGAAAAGTTTCCAACCCCATTCGATACTTCTGCCGCAACGCCTAAAGTCCAATCTGTAGAGCCATTAGAAAAGTCTCCATTTGAAATCAGTTCGTCTCCTATCGGGTGTACAAAGTTAGCATCGTGTACACCCACTATAGAGCGTTCTACGATACCTGTGTTAGTTGCCGTACTAGTTGCTTCACTATCTAAAAATAAGTCAGACTCATTAACCCCTGTTATTGTTCTTAGTACTATTCCTGTATTTGTTACCGCCATTGTTTAATCTTCTTTTAGCCAATCTGACTCGTTAATAAATTCTAGAGCTCTCTCTG